GTGCAAAGATTTGGATTCCCGATGGGACGATGACAGACATCGCAGCTGTTGAGCATCATCTTCGAGGGTTGCATCGTGAGTTCAATGTGCGTGAGTTTGCTTATGACCCTGCGTTCTTCCAGCGTTCGGCTGAGGCTTTGGCTGATGACGGGTTGCCAATGGTGGAGTTCCCCCAGTCCGCGCAACGTATGGTGCCTGCTATCGGAACACTTTATGAATGCATTGTGAATCAGCAGTTGGCTCATGATGGCGATCCGATGTTCACCGATCAGGTGTTATCTGCTGTTCCACGTCAAACCGATGCTGGACTTCGACTGTCTAAGGGTAAGTCACGTCGCAAGATTGACGCTGCTATCGCGTTGAGTATGGCTGTGGATCGTGCGACTCGACGTGAAGAAGTCGCACCTGTGCCTGGGTTCTTTGTAGTCTAGAGTCATGCCTATTGTCCTGCTAGAACTTTTATCCATCTTGCTCATCGCATCTGGACTATTCTTGATATCAATTCCATTAGGGCTGATCTTTGTTGGCCTGTCGGTTCTATTGTTTACGGCTGCGTATGAGCGTGGTCGGAAAGGCAAATAATGTTGTCAAGATTGTTGGGTGGTGGCAACGAAAGCCGATCAATATCTACACAGTCATTGTTTGCGTTAGGTGACGGATTTAGCGTCACCACAAATAGCGGAACGGTTATCACCGAAAAAGATTCGCTCAAGATTGAAGCGGTGTATGCGTGCGTGCGCATGATTTCAGATTCAATTTCAACTTTACCTGTTGACACGTTCCTTCGTTTGGATGGGACTCGTCGTCCGTTCCGTCCTCGCCCAATGTGGCTGGACACACCTGAGTCTGGTGTTACCCGCATCGAGCATTTCCAGCAGGTGTTGGTTTCGTTGATGTTGAACGGTAACTCGTTCACTCGTATCGTGCGCGACGATCAGGGCATTGCTGCACTTGTTGTGTTGAACCCTCAGAAGGTGGAGTGCAGTCGTGACCGTGTGACTCGTCGTCCGATTTATGTGTTTGAAAGTCGTGATGTGATTTTGGCTGAGGACATGATTCACATCACCGAGCTTCGTTTGCCTGGTGACATGCGTGGCATTTCACGCATTGACTTCATGAAGGAGAACCTAGGTTTGGCGAAAGCCTTAGAGGAGTTCGCTGCACGATTCTTCGGTCAAGGCTCATCAGCTTCCGGCATCATCGAGTTCCCTGGCAACTTGACCCGTGAGCAGGCTAAAGATTTGGTGTCAGGCTTCGAAGAAGGCCATAAGGGTTTGCGTCGTTCGCATCGTCCTGGCGTGTTGTTCGGTGGGGCGAAGTTCACCAAGACAACTGTGGACAATGATTCCGCACAGTTCTTGGAGTCACGTCGTTTCGCTGTTGAGGAGATTGCCCGTATCTTCCGTGTGCCTCCATCAATGCTAGGTGTGACTACGCCTGGTGCGATGTCGTATGCCTCCGTTGAACAGAACGGCATCCAGTATGTGACCCACACGTTGCGTCCATACATTGAGAAGATTGAAGAAGGCTACTCACGTTTGCTTGATGGTCGTGCGTTCATGAAGTTCAACGTGGATGGGTTGTTGCGCGGTGACCAAGCGTCACGATACACAGCGTTCTCAACAGGCTTGCAGTCTGGCTTCTTGTCAATCAACGACATCCATCGTCTTGAGGACATGGCTCCTGTTGATGGTGGCGACTCGTACCGTGTGCCGCTCGCCAACGTGGACATAGCAGCTGCGAACTTGGCTGAGATGCAGTCCAAGGCTGAGATTGCTCAGCGTTTGATTTTGACTGGGTTTGATCCGGCTGAGGTTTTGGCTGCGGTTGGGTTGCCTGCGATTGGTCATACTGGTTTGCCTTCGAGTCAGTTGCAACAGATTTCTACTGTCGCACCACTTGACCCACCTTCGGCTTATGAGGTGAAGTCGCAGAACATGGACATCAATCTTCCTCAGACGGTCATGAACTACACGCCTCCAGCGATAAACATTCCTGCACCGATTATCAATGTTCCTGAGACTGTGGTTCGTGTGAACATCCCAGAATCTAAACCGACGATCCGTACAGTTGAGCGTGACGCTGATGGTCGTATCTTGACGATAACTGAAAGGGTTGAAGAATAATGGCAACGGGTATTTCTTCTTATCTTGCGAACTCTTGGTTGGATGCGTTGGGTAACGCAACCGCGTTTTCGGTGACTACCCCGTATGTGAAACTTCATGTTGCTGACCCTGGTGCGAACGGCACAAGTAATGCTGCGACTGAGACAACTCGTAAGGCTGTGAGTTTTAGTGCTGCTTCGGCTGGTGCGTTGGCATCGGATGCTGATGTGACGTGGACGAACATTGCTGGTTCACAGGATGCAACACATTTCACCGCTTGGGATAACTTGTCTGCTGGAAACTTTTTGTTCTCTGGCACGATTACTGGTAACGCATACACAGCTGGCGACACGTACACAATTTCGTCTGCTGGTTTAACTGTTTCTTTGACTGTCGCTAGTTAGGTTTTCTGATGGCCGTTTCACGGTTCATTCTTGACCAGTCACAACTCAACGACGCTGATGCTGGGTTAGGTGGTTTCAGTCCAGCGTTTGTTCTCAACACTTCAACGCTTGACTCGATAGCCAAGTTAGACGGCTTCACCTTCACCACAACTGTCACCGCTTCGGCTGGGCTTGGTGGGTTGGCTAGTTCTGCTTCAGCGTTGGTGTCGCATCAAGTCACGGCTTCGGCTGGTTTAGGTGGGTTGGTTGGTGCAGCTTCATCATCGGTGTCGAATGTTGTTTCTGCTCAGGCTGTGTTGGGTGGGGTTGTTGGTGTTGCTAGTGCAACGGTTGCGCACACGGTTTCTGCTAACGCTGTTCTGGGTGGTTTGTCTGCCAATGCGAATGCAAACGTGTCTGGTGTTGTTACGGCTTCGGCTTCGCTTGGCGGGTTGACTTCTTCGGCGCAGGCAACGGTTGATCCGGCACCATCTCCTCCTGCTCCTCAGTATCCAGGTGGAGGGAATCCTTGGTATCGTCGTCCAAAGGTTGAGCGAGTTGAAGAGGTTGTGCAGGTTGTGGTTGAACCTTTGCGGGTTCCTCTCCAAGTGTTCGGCGTAGGAGCATCAGTTGGTTCCTTGTCGTCTAGTGCTGTTGCTGAAGTAACATGGTCAATACTAGAAGACGAAGCAGAATTGCTTCTCTTAATTTGAGGTGACATGGCGTTCTATAGTGGACAAACATCAATCGGAACGGCTGCGACTGTCATTGACGGCGTGTTGATTGGTGAGTATGGGGGCAACCCGTACCGTCTGATGATTCATAACAACGACAACACGGATGCTGTTTATCTTGGTGGTTCTGCTGTCACCACGTCGAATGGTTTGAAGTTGGATAAAGGTGTGATGTTGCAGTTGACGGTTTCACCAACAGATTTGCTTTACGCTGTTTCAACTAAAAATGGTCATGTGATTTCTTGGTTGACGGAGCCTGTCTGATGCCATATTTTATTTCTGAATCAAACCCTGATTGTGCTGGTTGGGCTGTGGAAAAGGAAGATGGCGAAGTGATTGGTTGCCATACGACCAAGCAGGATGCGATTGACCAGATGGTCGCTGTGTCGATTGCTGAGGAGATGGAGCCAGGTGGTGAACGGGCTTTGCCAGAGAACTATCGTCCGGCATTAGCTGAAGATGTGCCTGAAGGCCGTGCGTGTGGGAACTGTTTGTTTTACAACGAAGACATGGTTGAAGGCGAAGGCGATGACATTCGTGCTTACTGTACGAAGTGGGATGCCTATGTCAACGCAGGGTTCTATTGCAACGCTTGGCAACCTCACCATGAAGAAGAGTACGAACATGAAGACGAAGATGAATATCGTGAGGTCAATCTTGACTTACCTGAATACATCAAATCGGCTGCGCGTAAAGGCTTGGATTATTACGGGAAGAAGTTGGCGGGTGCGGGAATTGTTGCTTCAACAGTTCGTGAAGCTCGTGAGATGGCTGCTGGTCGGATCACAGAAGACAAAGTGATTCGCTCGAATGCTTGGGCTGCACGTCACATGGTTGATTTGGATGCACCAAAGAACTCCAACCCTGACAACGAAGAGTTCCCTGGTGCTGGTGCTGTGGCCTTCTACCTGTGGGGCATCAACCCGTTGAACCCTCAGCCTGCGATGGACTGGTTTGCTGGCAAAGCCGAACAGATCAAAGATGAGCGTGCTGATGCTCCGGCACCGAAGAAGGATCAGATCACGGGTTCAGATAAGAACGCTCCTG